TGGTGGAGGTGGGCGGAATTGAACCGCCGTCCGAAGGCACTCCATCCCCAGCACTACATGCTTAGCTCACCGTTGAATCTCATCCCCGAGCAGCACGGTGTGCAAAGCGCACCCGGGAACCAGCCTGTTGTGTTCTAGTGCCGGACTGACAGGCAGCCGCCCAGCGCGATTCCATGATAATGACTCTACGCTGCGAGCATGGACACAAGCAGTTTCGAGGCTCCGCCTAAGTCGGCAGAAGGTCACGCACCGCAGTTTTTAGGCTGCGAGAGCGACCGGAGCGTAGTTGTCGTCGTTGGCAACTAGAGTTTTGCAGCTGGATTTACGAGGAAAGCTACCCCCTCGGCATGCGCCAGGCGACTTCACAACCCCCGTCGAAACCAATGCACCCCCGGTTTCTTCAAGCATTGCAAGGCTTTCAGGCCCCTGGTTGACCAAATGTTGACCAAGAACCCGCCTAACGATGCGAATGTTACGGCAATCTTCCTGAACAGTCACGTGGTCAGCCGGCGCTGCTGGCGAACCGGTTCAGTCGCCGCTGCCGTCCAGCAGCAGGCTGCGGGGCAGGGGGGCCGTGAGTGGGTTCCAGACTGCCGCCGCCTTGGCGCCGGCATCGGGGACCATCGATGGGATCCACCGGCCGTACTTCTTGGCAGTGATCGTCCAGTCGCGATGCCCCATCTGCCTCGCCACCCACATGACGTTTTCGCCCGCGCTGAGTGCCTGGGACGCGAAGGTGTGGCGCATCTGATACGGGTACCGGTACCGGACGCCAGCCTTGCGCAGCGCGCGCTGCCATTCGCCGGCGCGGATGCTCTGATCCGACCCCCACCGGGCGTTCGTCCTGGGGTCGTGGAAGACGAACTCGCCGGCGGTGGCCGTATGGGCACGCTGGGCCTTCAGGGCGTCGATCGCCGGCTGCAGCAGCTGCACTTCGCGCACGCCGGACTCGGTCTTGGGGGCCTTCATCTTGCCCATGACCCAAGCGCGCCGAATCTTGACCGTTCCCTTGCGCCAATCGATGTCCGACCAGCAGAGACCGATCATTTCGGACGTGCGTAGGCCCGTGGCGAAGTTGAACTGGCAGTAATTGCGGACCTGGTCCTCGCGACAGGCGGCCAGGATCGCCTGGACTTCCTCCGGCGTGAAGGGGTCGACCTCCTCGCGCGCGTTGGCCTTGGCGCGCCGCTTCACCCTGAATCCATCGAGGGGATTGCTTGGGATCAAGTCGTCGGCGACCGCCTCGTCCAAGGCGCCGCGGAGCGGGCCCAGGACGTTGTTGATGCGCTTGGCCGACGTCGACTCGTCGAACGTGGCCACCAGCTCCTTCAGGGCGATACGGTCGAAGTCACGCAGCGCGATCGCGCCGCAGCGCGGCACCAAGATGTTCTCGACGATGCGCCTGTAGCCAATCAGGCTGCTGTGCTCGAGCTCAGGCTCCTTCTGGGCCAGCCACCGTGTCAGCACTTGCTCCAGGGTATCCAGGGCCGCTGGCTTCTCTGCCACCTGCACGGCGCGCTTGCTCCCGGGGAAGTGGGTGGCGTAGTCGAAGGTGCCCTTCTCGATCTCGACCTTGATCTGCCCCAGCAGATTCTCGCAGTAGCGCAGGTTCCTTGCGGTCGGGGGGAGCTTGATTCGCTCACGGCAACGCTTGCCCCGATAGTAGAAGTCTATTGCGATGCTGCTCTGTGTAGCTGGCCTGACGCCGCCTTGCCGTGCATTACCCACTCTTCGTACCCCTCCAGGTCGATCAGGTTTCTTCCATCTGGCGCCTTGATGAACACGGCGCCCTCCAGCCAATCGCCACGCTTGATCTTCGAGTTGACCGCGTCGACCGTGTAGCCGGTCAGCGCCTCAAACTGCTTGAGCGTGACGAATCGGACCGGGCGCAGGTTCGCGGGGGATCCGGTCCTCGACAATCCTCGTGACGAGGATCCGTAGCTACTCATGGGGCACCGCCTGCAGGCTCCAGAGGACCGACGGGCGCTCGTCGGGACCGTGGAAGGGCGCGCGCTGCACGCGGCCGGTCTTGGCCAGTTGGTGCAGGTAGCTGCTGACCTGGTTCGAAGGCAGCTGCAGTTCGGCGGCCAGCTCGCCGGCCAGGCCCGGCCCCTCCTGCAGCAGCTGCAGGATCCGGGTAGCGGTGCCGTCAGCAGTGCCTGCATCAGCCATGGTCTGCCTCAGCTGCTCCTGGGTGGCCCGGGCACCCGGTACCGCTGTAGTCGAAGCCTTCGCAGACCGGTCCGAGCGGGATGACCCTACGGCCGTTGGCCAGGTGGTCGGTCAGCACCCGGCGGGCTTCGGCTGCAGTTACCGGCTCTCCGGACGGGCTGCGCTGGAAGAGCCCTTTCAGCTCGCGGCCGGTCATATTGATCAGCGCGCCGGCGACGTCCAGGTGCAGGTGGAAGCGCACGGGAAGGCGGTCAGAAGTGTTCATTCGGCGGGCTCCTGGCGTTCGGTGCTGCGCTCGGCAGCGTTCAAGGCGGCGCGCCGCTGGGCGAAGCCGCGGCAGGCACTGATGGCGTTGCCGTGCTCGTCGACGGCTTCGTGGCAGAGGAAGGGGCGCTCGCCCGGGGTGGAGCAGTAGTCAGCGTCTTCCGTGGTCGGGAGGCACTGGTTGGCCACGGTGCCGGCGCGAAACGCACAGCCCCCGCAGAGCGGGGCAGGGTCGATGCCGGCGGCCAGCACGATGCCGTTGAGGGCGCCCAGGATGCAGGGCATGTTGATGCGCTCGGCGTCGTGCGGCCACACGTGGCCCTGCAGCACCAGCAGGTCCGTGGCCTGCTCGCGGGCGTTGTTGGCGACATGGTTGGCCAGGCCAATGAACTCGCCGAACAGATCGACCATAGCGCCGTTGCCGATCCGCTCGGCCAAGCGCCGCAGCGCCGGTCGGCGGAGATCCATGGGGACCGCTGCGATCGCGCGCAGTTCACTGGCCAGATCCGGGGGAATGTTGTGGTCGGTGGCGCGATCGCGCGCTGAGGTGTCAGCCATTCGGCTTCTCCTTCGCAACCGCGACCATGTGCGTGGATCCCATGATCTGAACATTCTTGATGTACCGATCGCCGGCGCAGATCACCGCATAGTCGTTCACGAGGATCCGCTCCTGCAGGACCTTCCCCGTAGCGGGGTCGGTGACGGTTACCTTGATCGGATCAGCCATTGGTCGTATCTCCTGGGCCGAAGAAGGCCGCCAGAGCTAGGTAAATCGACTGGCCTTGCTCATGGGTCATGTCGATGCACAGACCGCAGCCGAGCAGCTGCAGATCGAAAGCGACCGTGTTCTCGATGGTCAGCTGACCTTCTTCGCCGGTGATGTCGATCGCGACCTCAGCCATTGCCCACCGCCTGGCTGTCGGTCAGCCGCTGTCGCCTGGTATCGATCACATTCAGCACCGAGTCGCGGCGCACAACATCGTGCCCGTCCACCCGGCCGACCACGTTGACCACACTGATGGCTCGGCGTAGTTCGTCCGGGTCCACGACCTGCTCGGGCTGGTACGCTTCGGCCGCCTCAATGGCGTTATGCCAAGGACAGTTGGCGCTGCTGTGCTCGCCGATATCCACGCCAGTGATGGATGCGATGCGGGCGGCTAGCTCGTCGGCCACTTCCTCGCATCGGTCGCGCTGGTCGATGGTGTTGCCATGAGCGCGTTCTTCTGCGACCAGCGCAGCCTGATGGTGAACAGCCTGCGGGGGCGGGCGCTTGGCTTGCTTCGCAGCCTTGCTCCGGGGCCTCCGTCGATTCAGCTCGGTCGAGGCGTACGTGCTGAACCCGGCCAGATCCCATTCCGCTGGCTCGATGAACGTGGCGTACTGCAAGAGGTCGTCAACCCCAACTGCTCGCACGATCTCCGCCCAAAGCACGCCACTATCCTGTGCAGTGACGCATTGAAGCGCCACGCAGACTCCGGCTAGGAATCCGTCGCCTTCGCCGTGCTCGCCCACCGGCTGGCGGGCAGCGAGGTCTGCGCGAACGTAGGCGACCTCCGATTCCACGATGCTATCTGAGCACCAAGTGATCTCTTCTCCGACGGGGTGCGGGAACGGCTCATCGCTGTAATCGCCGTCACCGATCTGAAGGAAAATCTTCTCAGGGGCGGTGCTGACCATCCTCGAAACAACCTGCGAAGTCGCATCCTGACCACCCGGGGAGGGCTGGGCGGAGAGGGCGGCTTGCCATGCCTGCCATGCGAATTCGACCGCGTTTAGCGCGTAGGGAGCGTCTCTATCTGGACGATATGCAACGGCATACCATCCTTCCGATTCTGCCCACGCCTCAAACCGCGTCCGCTCTCCCTGATCCCCCAGCCTCACCCTCCCACCGGGCTTTACGTCCGCCAGGGTCTTGTTGTCGCTACTCATGCCTGTTGCTCCTTGTGCTGGTGCCACTTGATCGAATGGATGCGCCGCTCTGCCTTGTGGCTGAACCGTCGCGGGTGGGCTGCAGAGCGCAGCCAGGGGAATCGGGTATGGACACGGCGCATCAGCCGGTGGCTGCTGGCGTGCTGCAGATGGCCAGCAAAGCTGGCGATGCGGTTGGACAGGTCACGGAAGTCCGCTGGGGTGCCGCGCAGCTTGTCGCCCTGAACGTGCATGCCTTCCCACTCGGCCAGCGCGGTGTGCAGGTGGCCGACCACGCGTTGGCGGGCCAGGGTATGGGTCGGGTAGATCACATAGCCGAGGAAGTCCAAGCCGTCCGTGAGGCGACAGAGCTTCTGCTCGGCCTTCATGCGCAGCCCGAGCTGATCCCGTAGGAAAGCCTCGATCTGGTCGCGCCAGGCGGCCAGCTGCTCGCGGTCGTGGTGGAACAGCACGAAGTCATCGACATAGCGCAGGTAGCGCTTGGCCTTGAGCACGTGCTTGGCGAACTGGTCCAGCGCGTCCAGGTAGACATTGGCGAAGAACTGGCTGGACAGGTTCCCGATCGGCAGGCCGCGCCCGGCCGGGGCGTTGGCCAGCCGCTTGTGCGGCGGCACCTGGGCCTGCTCGGCGGCCGTTGCTCGGTACTGGACGCCGGCATGCAACGGCGACCGGTGCAGCAGAGCATGGGTGGCCCGCTGGACCACCTGCGGCGCGCCGCGGCGCTGCAGCCGCGTGCGCAGCATCCGCCATAGCGTGGGCCGGTGAATGCTGTTGAAGAAGTTGGCCACGTCCAGCTGCAGATACCAGCCGCCACCCTGGCCGCTGTGCACCTGGCGCACGAACTGCTGGGCCCGGCGCACGGCGGCGTGGCTGCCGCGACCCTTGCGATTGGCGTAGCTGTCGTGGATGAACGTCGGCTCCCACATCGCCTCCAGCTGCGGCACCAGCCAGTGGTGCACTACGCGGTCGGAGAAGTCCGGCGCGTGGATCTCGCGTGCCTTGGGCCGCGTGGCCACAAAGCACGTCGATGGGCGCGGTGCCCAGCTGCCGGCCAGCAGCTCGCGCTGCAGCTGCAGCAGGCCGTCTGCCCAGCGGTGGTCGAATCGCAGCTGGTTGAAGCTCGGAACCTTCTGGCGGCGTGCGCGCCGCCATGCCTGATACAACTCCTGCAGGCTTACCTCTCCCTGAAACTCACCGGCACGACGCACGGCCAACGCGAACCCGTTGTTATTGCGGTGGTTGTTGTTGACGTTGCCGTTGTTGAAATTGACGTTCCACGCGGACGCCGAGGACCAGGCGGCCGCCTCCCCATACACTTGCGACCAGGCCGCGCAGCCCGGATGCGGATAGCGCGGCTTCGTCATGAGTTGGCCCCCGCGAGGGCGGTACGGGTACTCAGTTTCTTGCCACGCTGCGCGGCGCCATCAGCTTGCGCATTCTGGGCATGGGAGGAACTAGCCAGGTGACGGCGCCAGCCGCCAGCCTGGGAGCCCAGCTGTTCTGCCAGGCGGATAAGCATTTCAAACTGGCGGAAGCTGGCGAAGGCGCCAACCCCCTTGCCAATCTGCAGGAGCTGCTTGAGGGCATCGATATCCCGCACCAGCACCGCCACCCACCGCGCCTGCTCAGCGCGCTCGCGCCAAGCGTTGTTGGCGTTGATGAACACCTGCTGGGCACGCGCGCGCAGGTCGCTGCCGATCTGGTAGCGGTGATAGCGAGCGAACCGGCGCACGGCGTTCTCGATCTCGACCGCCATGTGTTCGGCGGCCTTGATGATGGGTGGGGGCTGGAATCGGGAGGTCATCGGGAAAGCCTCAGCAGAAGATCAAATCACTGACCGGCACGACGCACGGCCAACGCGAACCCGTAGTAAGTGCGGTGGGAGTAGTTGACGCTGCCGTGGTGGAAATGGACGAACCACGCGGACGCCGAGGACCAGGCGGCCGGAGTCTTCGACCAGTACCAGTCGTTCTGGATATCGCGGAAGAAGTCGGTGTTGATGGCCGGCGAGTAGCGGCTGCGGTCGATCAGCAGCTGCAGTTCTTCGATGGTCGGCAGATCCCAGTCGGTGTGACCGAGCAGGTCCAAGGCCTTGGCCGCGGCCTCGCACTCAGCGTGCGGAACGTCGCTGTCCACGATGTTGGTGGCGGTGAAGGTGAGGCCGTAGTCAGGCAGCAGCACGGCGACGTGGTCGGTGGCAGTGTCCGGCAGCTCTGAACCGTCGGCGGCGATCTTCTTGAACGTGATGGGTTTCATGGTTGCTCCAGGGAAAGGATCAAAAGGGCCAATTACTGACCGGCACGACGCACGGCCAACGCGAACCCGTCGTTATCGCGGTGGTCGAGGCCGACGTCGCCGTTGTTGAAATCGACGAACCACGCGGACGCCGAGGACCAGGCGGCCGGAGTGCTGGTCCAGTGCCAGCGGGGCAGCACGCCGGGGAACAGAGAGGTATCGATGGCCGGCTCATGGCGGGTGTCGTCGACCAGGGCGGCCAGCTCGGTACGGATCGGCAGGCGCCAGTCGTCGAATCCCAGCAGTCGCAGCTCGCTGCAAGCCTTCTCGCAGTCGGCCTGGCTCATCGGGTCGCCATCGCTGTCGCCGATGGACTTGACCGCCCACATGAGGCCGGTGGCGTGGTCGATCACCGCGACGTGGTCGGTGCGCGGGTCGCTGCCGACAGCACTGGTGCCATCGGCGAACAGCTTCGTGTGGCCGGTGGCGTACTGGTCAATGGACTGGTCGTCAGCGAGCTCGATCAGGTTGGCGATCGAGGCGGGGGAGAGGGCCAGCTGGATCTCGGTGTCGCCCTTGGTGCGGATGGTGATGGCGTTCAACGTGCGTTCCTCGCGTTGCTGTGGGTGCCGCGGCCGGGTGGCTTGGGCTGAAGGGGGGCTTCCAGAAGTCAATTGGATGTAGCTGCTGAGACTGGCAGCGGTGGGCTGATGTCAGTGGGAAGCCCGGAGGGCTGCGCCATGGCGTCGTACTCACGAATGGCGTGCGCGATCGCGTAGAGGCGCCAGAGGAAGTGGAACGTGTACTGCTGCAGGGACGATGCGTATTCCCAGGCATCGGTGATCCGGAAGTCGCTGTAGTCGGGGGCGCTCGGCTCGAAGTCCGACATGGCCCTGATCGCGTTGCTCAGGGCATCGTGATCTTCCGAGTCGTTCAGCACTTCGAGTTCGAGCTCCTGCCACAGCCGAGCCGCCCATTCCGGGATCGTGTCCGGGTCCGCTAGGTCGTCGGGATCCACGCGTTCCTCGACGTGTTCCTTGAACAGGCGCGTCACCAGGTCGCGGAAGAGGCGCGCGCTGAATTCCTTCTTCTCGCCGTCGTTGGCCACGCACTTCTCGGCCCAGTAGCTGTCGTTCACGAACAGGCCACCGGCCTTCTCATGCTGTGCAGGCGTTGCGCGGAAGAACTCGAACATGTCGTGCAGGCGGCTGAAAACTGCGGTGCCCATGTCGCCGGAGATCGCCAGGTGGCCGGGCCAGGTGACGATGTCGAAGCCGTAGCAGTAGGTGCCGGGGCGACGGAACTGCAGGTGGCGGTGCTCGCCGTCGTCGACCACGATCCGCAGCTCATGGGTGGCCGTATCGGCGAGGAAGCGGGGGAGGACGTCACTGCGGTTCATGGGTGTCTCCGGACTGTGCGGAAGAGGCCTGGGCGGCCTTTAGGGCGGTTTGCCAAGCGGGTATCGGGCTGCCGTCAGCGCCGAGCAGTTGCAGCAGGCCTGGCCGGTGGCCAGCGACGATGCGGCCGTCGGCGTGTAGCACGTCCGATACCTGGGACTTCTTGGTCAGGGGGGGCGTTCGCAGATGGTTCGATGTCATGGCCAGCATCGTTTGAACCCCCTCTCAGCCAGGTAACACCTCTCAGAAAGGTCGTAGCGCATCTGCTCGGCGCCGGCGTGCTGCTGGTAGGTTCGGATGTCAAGGCTTGCCTGGGGGACACTGATGCCGAAGTAGTCGACGAGGGCGGCGCGGTTGAGCCGGCCGTAGTGGTCCAGCAGGAAGTCGATGAAGCGCAGGCGCTGCTCGAGCGCGAAGTTGCGTTTGCGGTCAGCCATTGCGACTCCAAGGGTTCTTGAAGTTGAAGACGTCCTGGAGGAAGACCCAGGGGCGAGTAAGGCCGAGGTCAGCAACCCATGCGGGGACGACGTTGCAGACCTTCCACACCTCCAGGCCATCCTCCTTCCAGTCGGCGATGTACTTGGGGTCGCCCATGAACTCGAAGCTCCAGGATTTGTGCTTGCCCTTGACGTGCAGGGACAGGAGTTTCTTTGCCATGATCAGCGCCTCTGGCTGGGCGGCAACGTGGGGAGCTGCTGGGGCTCGGCAACTGCTGCGGTCAGGTTTCCGGTTTCATGGGCCAACCGGATTGCGTCGAGCTCGACCTTCACCGCGCCGATGTAGGTGGTGGCCACAATGGTCGAGGCCTTGGCGCGCTCGATGACCTGGCCCATCTGTTCGGCACTCAGATCGTCGTCGCCCAGGCGTTCGAGCATGGCGACCAGGTGATCGCGGACGTCACTGACCTTGTTCTTCATCTTCTTGCTCCTTGATTCGCCTCCTGAGTCGGCGCGTGATGCTGGACTTCAGGTGGACAAGTTCTTTCAGTTCCGGCGGGAACCGGTTGTGGTAGCTGTTGCGTCGCATGTTCTCGGCGAGGGTCACGGTCTCGAGGCGATCAGCAGTGATCTCGGCGGCGACCAGCGTCTTCAGGCCTGGCCGGAACACCACGATGTGTCCCTCCGGTACCGGGCCGTTTGCCGCCTCCCAGACCATCACGTGTACCGGGCGCCAGCGATTGACTGGGAACAGGGCTGGGTCGTCTGTGACCTTGCGCATCAGCACCTTGCGTTTCGGATCCACTTTCTCGGTTCCGATCGGCACGTAGTTGCGAGCATCGCTGGCCGGCCGTCCCTTCTTGAACTGGGTTTCGCGCATCCGGCCGGCGTACCAGCCAGGTCGCCGCAGGCCCTTGTTCGGCGGCGTGCTGCCGGGCTTGATTCGTGACGCGATCGATCCGGGCTCCTGTGTGCCATTCCAGAGGGCCGCCATCGGCTGGGTGTGGAAGTCCTCGGCCTTCTGCAGCCCCAGCGCCGCGGCCCTTCGATACACCGCCGCCTTGGGACGCTCGAGGACGTGCGCGATCAGGAAGGCGGGGAACCACGGCCAGTTGAGCCGCAGCGTCTCGTCCTCGTCGGCTGTCCAGGGCCGGCGCGCGTTGGGGAGTGAGGGGCGCGCCATGGGTCACGGGCTCCACCCGGAACTGTCTGGGGTGTGCATCTGCTGCCGCGCGCGCTGCCGAACCGCTTCCTTCCGGAAGAACTCGCGGTGCTCGATCTTCTGGCCACGGATGCGGAAGCCCCAGCTGCAGGCGCGTGGCGGCAGCGTCAGCACCAGCGTCCAGGTGCCTTCAGCCTGCAGATCGTCGGCTAGCGCGATGCGATGCCAGCCCTCAGCACGGCGGAACAGCAGCTGGCCAGCGCCATACCAGGTCGACGAGTACGGTTCCTCGGCGATCGCCGAGGGCACCGCGTCCGGTACCGCCGGCAGCGGCCCGTCGAAGGGGCGATGTTCGAAGTACCCGCCGCGCAGGATCAAGCTGAAGAAGGACCAAGGATGGTCGTGGAAGACGCCGCCGTGGTCGCTGCTGCGGATGTGGTGCAGGCGCAGGGCCAACCACGGTCGTGGCTGACCACGATCGTCGACGCCGGCGCGGCCGATGCGCAGCAGCCAGAAGCGATCCATGTACGGCGTGCCATCGGCGTTGACCAGGTGGAAGTAGGGCGTGCGGGCGCCGCGCCGGATCAATGCGTTCGCGACGCGATCCAGCACGCGACGACCCATGGTGCGCGGCGGCGCCTGCAGATCCATGTAGCTGCCGCAGCGGCCGCACGATTCCATATCCGGCCAGTCTCGGGCGCAGCCGAACAGGGCGCAGATGAAGGCGCGCACCCGGCTCACGGCTGCTCGTCCTTGTAGGTCGCGACCAGGCCGCTGGCTGCGGTCAACGTGCCGGCCTCGATCTGGCGCAGGCGGCGGGCACGCTCAGCCCGGCCACCGCCGGCTGGTGCCCAGGTGGTGCGGTGACGTGCCGGCATGCGGCGGACAGGGACGGCGCGCGCTGCGCGCTTCGGCTGGGCCAGCAGGGCGGCGTACAGCAGGGTACTGAGGGAGAAGCGACCAGTGCTTAGACGTAGCGGGTGCATGAGGACCTCAGGCGTAGGTGGTGAGGCGGAAGTGCTCGCGGATCAGGTCGTAGAGCCGGCCGACTTCGCCGATCTGCAGGGCGAACCGGGTATCGAGCTCGGCACGCCGGCCGTCCTCATCACCTAGGTCGAGTTGGTCCAATGCGCCGTCCAGGAAGCGGAGCTTTCGAACGATCAGGTCGTCGCCGAGGACGAAGGAGAGGTGGTCATCCAGCACCAGGGCGAGCTTGGTGACCTGCTTGCCCGTTTCCAGGTGCAGGTCGACCTCGTCACAGCGCAGTTCGTGGTGCTGGCAGCGAACGATTGCGCCGCCCTCGACCGGATCGCGCAGCTCGCATTCCTCGCCCAGGCTGAGGCCTTCGGGCAGGGCTTCACCGGCAACCCAACCGGTCAGAATCGCCCGCGGCGAAACCTCGGCATTCAAGGGCAGGGCGGGGAAGCTGCCGACCACGTTGCGCAGCTGGCTCATGGCGGCCTCGCCGGTCTTGCGGCTGCTGGTGTCCACGAACACGACGCCGCGCTGGTGGTCCAGGTAGAGATCCGTACGGGTTGGGCGGACGAAGGCCCGAGGCAGCAGCTCGTGCAGCAGGTCGTCCTTGATGCGTTTCCGTTCGCGGCCGCCGGGGCGACGCCCGTCGCGTTCTTCGATCTCCAGCAGCTTGAGCTCAAGCAGGTTGCCCACCACCGCCGGCGGCAGGATCTTCTCTTCGGCGCCGATGGCCATCCACACGCATCGGCCGATCTCGTGCGACAGCAGTTCCTTCTCTTCGCGGCCGAACGGCGAAATGAAGCCAGCGGAGCACATTTCCAGCGGGCCAACCGGCTTCAGAGCGCTCGCCTGCAGGCCTTCCTGCCAATCGAACATCTGCAGCTGCGGATAGGTGAACATCGTGAGGTTGCGGAAGAACATCAGGTGTCTCCGGTCTGTTCAGAGGTGACGCTGCTGCCTTCGGGCAGCTCGGAAAGGCCCAGGGTGTAGAGCGCGTCGTCGATCGCTGCCTGTTCGGCTTCTGCGATGACGCTGTGCGGTCCAGCCACGCCCGGAATACAGACGTGGAAGAGCTTCATGGTCGGCAGGCCTCGGCGATGCGTTGGAACTTGCGCGCCCAGGTGGCCAGGTCTGGCTTCATCCCAGCGCTCCAGGCAATCTGAAAGATCGAACCGAAGCGGATCCGCAGCGCGCGCCACTGGTCCGGTGGGGCGATGCACACCGCGCGCTGGTAGCGCCGCACGCGAACTGCGGGGGTGATCGCCGGCGGCATGCGATCAAGGTCGTGCTGGACGATGGCGTCGACGCCATGGCCCAGCAGGTGCAGATCTGCCGTCATGACATCGCCCTCCCGTGCACCACCCAGAACAGGTCCGCCAGTGCCGGTGGCACCGGCGACATGGCGCGCGCCTCATAGAAGGCGGCTTCGACGATCTGCTCGAAGGTGCGGCCATCGGGCGCGCGCGCGGCCTCGCCGGTGACCTTCAGCAGGTTCGTGAGGTATTCCTTGCTGTTCGGTCCCAGGTTCTCGACCAGGTCGTCGAGGTCGATCTCGGCGTCGATCGTCATGTTCACGATGGTCATGACAGCACCGCCCGGGATCCGAGGGTTGCGAACACGCCCAGCACGAAGCCGGCGGCGGTGCCGATGGCCAGCACGCGCCGGAACAGCGCACCGGTGGTCTCGGCAATGATCTCTTCCGTCTTCATGCGGCACCGCCTTTGACGCGGGCGAGGGCGGCGCGGAGGTCGGACAGGTCGCCGGTGCCAGCACAGCATCGGCGCGCTTCGTCCATCAGCTCATCGATGGCTGCACCGGCCTCCTGTAGAGCATCGGCGTAACGACGAGTGTCTGCACCGTCGTCAGCGGCGCCGTGCAGCGCGCTGACTGCGTGGCGGATTGCCGCGATGTTGGAGGGGGCGCTCATGCGACACCGCCTTGGGGCATGACGAAGCGATAGCCGCGCAGGCGAATGGTCTCGATGGCGTGTTTGTGGCCAGCGGCAGCGAGCTTGCGGCGCACGCGCGACACCAGCACCTGCAGGACGTTGGACTCCCGCGACGGCGGCTTGCTGCCCGGGTACATCGCAGCATGCAGGGTGTCGATGTCGATCAGGCGGTCCGGGGCGGCGACCAGGACCTGCATCACAACGGCCTCGGTGCGACTGAGCTTGATGGTGCTGCCGGCGATTATCAGGCGCTGGCGCACGACGACGGCCATGGCGCTTTCGGCGCCTACGCCTGCGGCCGCGGCGCAGCTGCTGCAGAGATCCTTGTCGATCCAGGAGCAACCACCGGGGCAGGCCTGCAGCTCGGTGCAGCCGCAGATGCGGCAGCGGCGTTCGGTGAAGGCCATCAGTGCACCTCCACGAAAGCCAGGTCATAGATGACGCACCGCGCCCGGGCCACCACAGGGGAGGTGGCTTCCGTCGACAGGGGGACGACGGTATTGGCCCGGGCGCAGGCGTCGGGGGAAACGGAATAGGTACCGGCGACAACCGCGTCGACGGCGTCGAGCGCGAGCTGCCAACGATAGGGGGAGAAGTCCTTGGCCAGCGCAGCGGAGACGCCGGCGGCACAGTCCGGCACGCGGCCGGCGTCGTTGAAGCCGTTGAGCACTGCCTGCGCGATGGTGGTGCGCAGGCCCCAGTCGTTCTCGTTGGCCAGGGTGTAGACCTCCAGCGCCGCGCAGATGCGCGGGCTGGTTATCACCAGCGCTGCTGGTGCCCGGACGGTCTGGCCGGGTTCGTCTGTGGAAGGGGACGAAGTGGAGAAGGTGGCGCCAATGCCGGTGGCAGTGGCAATGCCGAGTGCAAGGTACAGCGACGAAGACAGTGCAGACATGTGCTCAACCATCCGTGCTTGGGATATTGAGCAAAATATTGCGCAAAACTTAATGTGTCAAGCAAAAGTTTGCTACGGATGTAGTTTAAGAACTATCTGGCCTGCCCTGAGGCCTGCGCAGTTCAACAGTGCGTAGAGAATCCAGCCGGTGTTGACCGCTTCTGGCGTGAAGCCCGCCACAGTCTCAAGTGCATCGAACGGGAGGGGCCAGGCCAAAACCTGGTTTGTGGCCTCACGGGCCAGAGCACCGTACCAAACGCTCAGATCCGCGTAGCGAATGACATCGACGATTGGCACGGAGAATGTGGGGGCAGGGCCTCGGTCCACCGTGAACTGAGCGAAATCGTCAGTGCCGATCCACCATTCCCGCCAGTCGTAGATCACCGAGCCGTGCTGGAGCCGGGCGGATCGGAAGGCTTCCTCCACACCGGCGCGCATTGCTTCATGCGTTCGCTCGGCCCCGAAAAGGAACTTCGTCAGGCTCTCAACGAGCTCACCGGCTTCCACATCGGTAGTCGGGCCGAAGGGCAACTCATCCGACCTTGGCCGAACGAGCCTTCGTTGGAAGATCCGCGTATCGCACCTCAGCGTCCGCTACGCGCTCAATATTAGTTCGGCCTTGCTCAGGGACTGAGATGTAGTCCTGGATTACTTGGTTGAGCCGCTGGCCTGTGAGCACCTCAAGCGGGACATCTTGAATGAACAACATCCATGCCGGGACGCCGAAGGCTGCTGCCAGGCCGTCTACAGTGCGGACGGTCGGGGAGGTATCGTGGGTTGTGCCATAGGTCACCACGTTCCCGACGCTGCGCTGGGCGAGGCCGGCCCGCTTGGCCACCTTCGCCTGCGTATCCCCGGCCGCTTCCATTAAGCGGCGGACATTGTCAGCAAGGGTTCGGGAGGAATCATTGGTCACCTGAGCAGGATATTGATCAGGTCCGGCAAAGTATTGCTTTTCAACTAAGCAAAAGTTTGCTACAAATTTACGCATGGACGCCGATACCCTCTTGCATCAAACCGTGGTGCGCCTGCGTGCGCATGAAGGGAAGTACGCCGAGATCGCCCGGCAGAACCCGGACATCGGCTATTCGTGGCTGACGAAGCTGGCGCACGGGCAGATCACGAACCCGACGATCGCCAGCCTGCAGCAGCTGATCGAGGCGCTGAACGCTTTCGAAGGCCTGGAGCGGGGCGGCCTGGCCGAAGTGGCCGCGCAGGCGGATCCGGTTATGGATCCGGTTATGGAACAGCGCGCCGAACCGAGCGGCGACGTGGACGCCGGCCGCATCATCCCGATGGAGACAGCGTGATGGCCTGGTATCTGGCTGACCATCTCAATCCCCGGGTCTGGGTTCGCAACTGGCTGAACAAGCAAACCGCAGCCGAGATCGCCATCGCCAACCGCCACGCAGAAGCTCTTATCGCCGGGATCCGCGCCCGTTCGCGGGAAGAGGCGGAGAGGGCTGCCCGGGTGATGCAGGACATCGCTGCCGGGCAGCAGCGCTTTGACGAGGCGCTTGCCGCTGCGCGCGACTGCGCTACCGCTGAAGCAATGCTTGCGGGGCAACTTCGAGAGCTACTTGCTCGAAAGCGGCAGCGTACCGAGGTGTCGTGCCCGTCCCCCGAACCCCGTCCTGACGCCAGCGCAACTCCAGTGCGGCCTGAGCGCGATCCCGGGTCCGTTGATCGCTCGCTTCCAGGAGAAGAGGGATGACGGTTTCCATCGCCGCCGCACGCCCGCGCGCCCCGTCCAGGAGGGAGACAAGCCGCTCGATCACATTTGCGTGGTCGGCTTGGATCCGCTCCAGGTCGTGGATCCGAATGTTCAGCGCCTCGCGCTGCCTTTCCTGTTCTCCCAGCAGTTCGTGCAGCTGGTCTATGCGGACGTCAGCTGGCAATGCCATGGCGCTTCTCCGGTTGGTGGCTGGTGGTGTGGAAATCCCAGCCTACCAGCCGGAGGGCGCCGCCTCTTGGAGGAAATGCTGATGGCCCGTCGACACCTCAGCAATCCTCGCGAAGGGGAGAGCCAGGGCCACGGCCGTGAGATTCGCGAGCTGCGCGCGCTGCGCAATCAGGTCAGGGACCTGCAGCGGCAGGTCGATGACCTCAGCGCTCGGTGTACCAAGCACCAGGCCTCAGCCCGAATGGCAGCAGCGACGTTGGCGGCAGTCGAGACAGCCCCTTCCAGGCCGTCGAGGGAAGTCCGGCCGGCCGGACTTTTGGCGCGTGTCGCTTCGGCGATGCGCGCTGTTTGCGCAGGGAGGTCGCAATGAATAGCGGGCATCAGAAGCGCGGTCGGGCAAGCCCACTGCCACCCACCACGCCTACCGTCATGACTGCAGCGCTTCAGCGCATTGGTGCGCTGGAGCGCCAAGTGCGCGCGTTGCGGGAATCCGCAGCACGCGGAACCGTCGAAAAACGGGATCAGCCGATTACATGCCCATGCCAGGAGACTGGTCCTCATCTTCCCGGTCGCGCGCTGCTTGGGCCTCACGCCGCTGAACCTCATGGGCAGCCCGTTGGCGCTGCACCTCCACCGCCGCGTTCTGACGGGCCCGCTCCCTATCGTCCTTCGCCGCTTGAACCTTCTTCTCGACATCCTCAAGTCGCGCAATCACCCGGTCGAGGGCGGCGCGCTTGCTGGCGGCGACGTTTCTTGTTCGCGCTGTTTGGATGGTCGCCTGAACGTAGGAAAGGAGAACCGATGGTTCGTGATGACTGCCAATAAGCAGCTGAACGAGGGTCTCCGTCGCCATCAGCTCGTTTTCGAGCGCAGCGATTTTATCGTCGTACTTCGCAAGGCGTTGCTCAAGCTCACTAGGGGTCATGCCTTTCTCCTTGGTTGGTAACGCAAAGCGATTCTGCCATTCGTTCATAAATTTGTCCGCGCGTAAATTGCACCCCTCGCGCGGAACCTCCAACACCCGAGGACTCCCATGCCCTGGATCGATGAAACCTGGCTGCAGGACGCACTGGCGGCCCTGAAGGCCACGTGCGATGTCGACGCACACACCCGCAACGCGATGATCCAGTTCCTGCTGGACAACGGCTTCTGGGATCAGGAGAAGCTGAAGGACTGGACCAGCGCTGTTGCCAAGTTCAACAGCTGCCTCAATCCGAACAAGGCCGAGTTCTTCAAGATCGGCGAGCTGTGGGCGTTGATGCGCCGCTTCGGCCGCCACCAGCTCTTCCTGGCCATGGCCGCGGATCTCGGCTATGAGGTGCGCCCGATCCCGACCGAGCACCGCCGGCAGGAGCTGATGCAGCAGCTGCTCGACATCCAGGCGCAGTGTGCAGCCGCCGTGGAGCGCGCCGCCAGCCAGCTGGAACGCCTCAACACGCCCGCGCCGGAGCCGCGCCCAGGTGCCATCCATGGACAGGGTCGCGCGCAGTTCAGCACCAGCCCGAGCGATTGGAGCGCGCCCACCAGGGGCAACGCTGTCCAAAGCGTGGGCTGCCCGTAAAGGGATAGACCTGCGCAATGAGCAACAAAATCACGGAGCTCTGCTGGCCACTGCAGATGCCGCCGCCCGCAAAGGCGGTGCTGATGGCGATCGCGTGGCACGCAGACGACTTCGGCATGGCCTTCCCGGGCTTGACCACGCTGATCGAGAAGACCTGCCTGAGCAAGACAGCACTGCTCAGCGCGATCGCGTGGTTGGAAGAAAACCAGGTGCTGACCATTCGCCGCGGCGGCAGTGACGCCGGCGGCACCAAGTACAGCAACCGGTACACCCTCAATCTCAGCCGTCTGGACAAGAACGCATTCGCATCGAAGCCGCGGCGAGCGTCCAAACCGGTTCACCAGGCGGACCGGTCCGAGCGCGACGAGGGTGTTGACCGGTCCGGCACGCGGACCGGTACGAATGCCGAACCGGTCCGCGACACGGACGGGTCTGGAGAGATGGGTGGCGCCGACCGGTACGCGGGAAATACCGGTACGCAAGAACGACCGGTGCGTCTCGCGGACTCGACCGGTACGTCTGGCGGACCTGACCGGTCCGTCTCGCGTACTCAACCGGTCCGCGAGACGGACCCTAAAGGTCATGAAAGGTCAGTAAAGGTCATTGAATCGTCAAACGCGCAGGCGCGCGACGACGAAGCGGTGATGCCGCAGCTCAGCGCCGACGAGGTCAATCGCGAGCTGATGGGCATCCCCCGTTTACCGGCGGGCTTGGACCCGCAAGTCCTGGCCAGGTTCGTGCGGCACCGCCGTGTGCTGGGAAAGCCGATGACGATCAGCAGCTGGCTGGAGCTGCAGCCGCGCTTCCGCCAGCTCACGGCCGACGGCCACGACCTCAACCGCTCCCTGCGCCAGACGATGGCTGCAGGCCTGGCACTGCCCGTAACACCGAAACCCGAGGGGACCGACCATGCCAACAATTCAGGCTCTGCTGCCGAACGAGTCCGACGTCGAGCAGAAGAAGACGAGCTCCGTGACGCCGCTGCAGAGGCAGACGCCGCCGCCGGCACAGCAGGCGCCCTTGACGGCCCGGGCTACGCGAACGCTGTGGGTGCGCATGGCTGAGATCTACGGCTACCGCTGGACCAGCGCCTACGGTGAGGATCCCAGCGGCGGTGCTGCCGCGACGTGGGCGAAGGGGCTTGCCGGGCTCACCGGTGAGCAACTGGCTGCGGGCCTAGGCTCGAGCATCGCCTCGGCTGATCCGTGGCCACCGACACTGCCGGAATTCCGGCTGCGCTGCCTGGGTGTGCCGAGCTTCGCCGCTGTCCGCAACGACACCGGCCGCCAGGACGGCTTCACGCGCCTGGTGTGGCAGTACCTGGACGGCCACCGCTACCGAACCTCGAGCGCCGACAAGGGCGATCGCCTGTTGCGCGAGGCCTACGACCAGGCGCGCGAATACGTGATGCGCGGTGGTAGCCTGCCGGAAGAGCCGGTGGCGGTCATCGGCCAGGCCGCTGTGGCCACGCCGGTACCGGCCAGCCCTGAAGCACTCCGCCGTGCTGAGCGCGAGATCGCGGAGATCTTCGGCAAGGGATCTGCAGAGCCAGGCAACGACGACCATCCGCCGGCGACGGGCAAGATGGCAGCGGCAGGGCTGGATCGATGATCGACCAGGAGCAACTGCGCAGCTACCACCGGTCGCAGGTTCTGTATGCCCTGCAGCAGTCCAGCGAACCGATGACGGCTTCCGAAGTGCACGAGGGCATGACGACCCTGGCGCTGGCCATGGGGCACCCCCGGGAGTGCGCGGCGATCACTCCAGCCGCCGTGGCCGGGATTCTGCGCGGCATGCTCGGCGAGCAACTGGTCACCCAGGGCGAAGATAGGGCGAATCGCCGCTACGGGCGTGCCGAGCCGACCTGGTCGATCGCTGCAGGCCAAGCGCTGGTCCTGCAGCCGTCGGCCCCGGGCAGGAGCACGACGGCCGCATTGGCTGCCACGTCACCGATGGCGGGGCAGGGTGCGCAGTTCCGCCAGATCACCATTGATCAGCGCCTGGCATTCCTGCAGGCCGAGTGCGCCACGCTCCTGGCGGACGTGACAAAGGAACATGCGGCGTTCGAGCTCCGGGTTCGAAACCAGCTGGAGGCGTTCGAAGCGCGCGCTGCACGGTTGCTCGGCTTGCCGCAGGACGGTGGCCAATGAGCAACCGCGGGCTCCGATACAACCGGATTGAGGACATGCCGCAGGGCATGCAGCAGCTGGTGCACAAGGCTGGCCAGGCTGCACCTTCGCGGGGGCCGGCCGAGCACCAGGTGCGTGCACCGATGGAGAAGCGGCCGAAGTACGGCAACGTGATCACCACCGTGGACGGGATCCGCTTCGACTCCAAGCGCGAGGCGCGCTACTACGAGCAGCTGAAACTGCGGCAGCAGGCCGGCGAGGTGCATTTCTGGCTGCGTCAGGTGCCGATCCACCTGCCCGGCGGGACCAGGTACGTCCTGGACTTCCTGGTGTTCCTGCGCGATGGGAACGTCGACTTCGTGGACGTGAAGGGGCGGGAGACGAAGGAGTTCCGCATCAAGAAGCGCGAGGTCGAGCACCACTATCCGATCAAGGTGCTGCTGGCATGAGCGGTTGGAGACCCAGCGGCCGCGGAATCGGTACTAGCGTCGACCTCAGTGCGGTGGCTACCCCCGACCTGCTGCGCGAGATTGAACGGCGCTGCTCGGCGGGCGGGCCGCCCAAGGTCGACCGCCCCGCGAAGGACCGGCCATTTGCGACCAAGGCGCTCTGGGCCGAGGACAAGGTCAACCAGGCCCGTGCCCGGCTTGCGGAGCTCCGCAAGCTGCCGGTACCGGCCTGCGAGGCTGAGCGCGCCGCCCGTGCTGCTCAGGACTCGCAACTGGTCGCCGACGTCGTCAAGTACGACGGCATGGCCAAGGCATTCAAGAGGAAGGGCCAATGAATCCTGCGGAGCTGAAGGCGCGGTTCCCAACCGAGGCTGCCCTGTGCACCTGCCTGATCGACTGCCTGGCCGCTACTGGCGGCTGGGAGATCTACCCCGAGACGGCCGGCTTCGACATCCTCGCTGTGTGGAAGGCGACCGGGCACCAGCTCGGCATCGAGGCGAAGCTGCAGCTCAACGCCAAGGTGGCCGATCAGATCCTGCCGGCGCATTGGAGCAACGCCGACCAGCGGGGCCCGGACTTCAGGGCGGTGCTGGTTCCCTGTACGACGGTAGCAAACTATGGCATTGCACGCATGCTCGATGCGCTGGGTGTGCAGGTCTTGGTGCCGGACAGCTGCATCGGCCGGTGGAAGATGGAGCCCGGGCAGCAGATCCAGCGCGAGGTGCATCGGCACGGCCTGCACCAGGCCGCTCCATGGGACCGCGCATCCGGCGATCTCCGCGAGTGGGGGCCCACAGCATGGTTCGACTGGAACCCCACCAAGCGCTGTGAGCTGCCTGAGTTTGTGCCGAAAGTGGCCGCAGGTGTGCCGTCGCCGCTGCAGTTGACGCCCTGGAAGGTCGGCGCGCTGAAGGTGCTGGCCGATCTCGAGCTCGATGGTTTCACGACGGCGAAGGGTGTCCGGGCCCATGGCGTGGATCCGCGCCGCTTCTGTGCGACCGACGGATGGCTGAAGCAACTGGGCGGCGGGAAATGGGCCCGCGGAACCCTCCCTGCTTTCGAGGACCAGCACCCCGAGGCCTATGCCCAGGTGCTGGCCCAGGCGCGCGCCGCGCGCGCTGCAGCGGAGCCTAAGAAGACCCTGGAACAGACGCCATGAACGAAGCTGCAGTCGGTACCACCGCGCTCGCTGCCGCGCGCGAGCTCGAAGTGGCGTTCCTCAAGGGGAAGAAGATCCCATCCTGCGCCAACTGCAACGGCAAGGCGAAGGTGTGCTGGCCTGGTCGCGAGTCGCAGCTCGTGCAGCTCCAATGCCGGCAGTGTGGGCCGCGCGGAGCCATCTTCGACAGCAGCGCACCAGTCCAGTGCGGCCGCTGTGGTGTCGCCCCGACCGGCCTGTTCCCGCGCGGCGCACAGATTCAGTGCTGCAGCTGCGGTGCATCCTCAGCCGTGTTCGTTGGCCAGGATCCTGCCGGTGCTCTGGCGGCGGCGCTCGATGCCTGGTGCCGCCGTGCACCGGTTCTTCCGCCGGCGGCGGATGACAGTGCAGGCCAGCGGCGCCGCGGCGCCGCCCCGGACGGATTCGATGACGAGGGCAAGGGCGATGTCCTGGAGCTGCTGTCGCGCCTGCTGGTTGGCGGGAGCTACCGCATGCCAGTGGAGGGACGCAGTACGTTGGCGCCGCTGGGCAGCAGCGACATCGCCGGCGCGGTCGGCTACATGCGCAACCCGCTGGAGAAGCACACCGCGCTGGCCGTAGCGACGCGGATGGGCTCCGCTGCGATCGCAAGGCTCTCCCTCGCTGCCTACCGTCAGGTGGCCAAGGACGTGCGCGCAATGCGCCCGCGGCCGCTGGATCTCGGCAAGCCGGCGGATCGGTGGCGCCTTCGCCTGGTGATCTACGACGCAGCCCACGAACTGGTGTGGCCGGAGCGGCGCCAGCCGTTCGCTGGCCTGGCCAAGTCCGCAAAGATGCGCAAGGGCAACTACATCAAGGCCCACAAGTGTGCGAGCGCTGTCCTGCAGGAAGCACTTCACGGTGGCCGGAAGGGGTTCCGCAAGGCGCTTTGGTTCGGCCCCCCCCCGCGTGAACACGCAGAAGAGCGCGATTCCACCTCCGGGTTCGGGGCTTAGTGCTGCAAGCGGAGGGCGGGCCCCGTCCGTTGAAGGACAGCCAGGTGTCGAGCATCAAAGCGCTCCAAACACGCACATACCGAGGACTCGGTTTCGTGAGACGACAGGGTACGATCCCCGCGGATCTGAGCGATGCGCATTGCGTTGCCTCCCATCTGTAGTACGTGCTGGCTCACTTCCGACCCGAACAGATACTGGAATGTCGGCGCCAGAGCCAGGATCGCGTCGGCCTCAGCCATTGTTTGGCGCGTCCTGAAGGACGTGACGATGTTCCTGAGCTCTTCGCATGCCGCGAACCTGCGATCAAACAGGTCGAGTTTGAGCTTGTTGCGTGCGGTTCTCCACTGCTGGAATGCTATGTAGGCCACGGTGCCGGCGAGGGCCAGCTGTCCAAGCGCGGTGATTGCTTTGATCTGCAAGTCTGTCCAGCCGAGAACCGTCTCAACCATTGCAACTCCCTCCCTGTATTGGCCGGGATTGTCGCATTTGTTAAGGTTTGTTAGGGGCTGATCGGCAGTCCCATGGCTGCGCCCATTGCTGCGCCGACAGGGGTAAATCGTTGAGCGAGAAGGACAGGTGGTACGACTTTGGTGAAGCCTTGGCCATCACGGCCGGCCTGATGACGGCATCCGGCGCCATGTTTGCGGCACCGTCTCGATTGTTTCCGATTCCGGGGATCCAGTACGTGGTGGCAGTTGCCGTTGCTGTGCTGGCAATGCGGATATGCATCGGTGCAGGCTGGCGCCTTGGCGGCACATTCACCCACCCGCGCACAACCGCGGCCGTGGCCATCGGCACTTCAGTGATCTACTCCACGATGATCGGTTCCCTGGTTGCGGCGCTGCTGGAGCGTAGCCACGGAGCGTAAAATGTTCACCTAGCTGACCTCACTTGTTCCTCATGAGGAGAATTTCTTCCTCATGAGGAACCGCAGTTGCCTCGGGAACCGAAAGTAGGTTTCAATTCCTACAGTGGGCGTTCTTATGGGCGCCTCAATTCAAAGGCCGTTGATTGACCAGGACGTGGGAGTCCGCTGGTTGATCAGCGGCCTTCTTGTTTGCGGGGTAGAGCAGTCCGGCAGCTCGCGTGGCTCATAACCACGAGGTCGGTGGTTCGAATCCACCTCCCGCTACCAAACGGCCGGTAGTCATGGCCACCACTCAAGCCAGCACATGGGCCGTCGTGAGACGCGCCGCTGGTGTCCGCGCGACCTTGCAATCGCGGTAGTGGTGGGCCATGCCGGCCTCCTTTCATTGGGGGAACCGCGGTGAGCATCAAAGAGCAGATCACAACGGACCTGGCGGTCGCAGGTTCGAAGATCGGAGCGACTGTCAGCGTCACCGCTGCGACGTACTCGCCGGGGTACACCCTGAGCGACTGGGCCTTGATTGGCACGATCATCTTCACTGTCGTCCAGACCCTCACGTTGATGATGAAAAACTGGGGTGACTGGTCTGCCTGGTGGACTGCGCGCATGGGCAACGCCAAGCGCTTCTGGGCGCGGATCCGCCGCCGTGGCTGACAGCAAGCTCAGCACCAAGCAGCGCGTCGGCTTCGCCGCTGCGCCGCTGGTGCTGATCGGCGCCCTGGTGGCCGCCCTGGGCACGAACGATTCAGCCCACGAGGGGCGCCGATACACCGCCTACTACGACTCGGCCGGCATCCTGACCGTCTGCGCCGGCATCACGGGCGCGGCGGTGGTGAAGGGCAAGCGCTACACCGACGACGAGTGCACCAAGCTGGAGACGGCCTACGTGCGCACCATGCTCGGACACATGGGGCAGTGCGTTCGCGGCGAGTTCGAGTTCCACGAGATCAAGGCCTGGGGCCACTTCGCCTACAACATCGGCACGCCGGCCTTCTGTGCCAGCACCGCGGCAAAGCGGCTCAACGCCGGCGAGCGCCAGGCCGCATGCACAGAGATGTGGAAGTGGCGGTATGTCACTATCGGCGGCGTGAAGCGTGACTGCGCGCTGCCGCAGTGGAGTTCGAAGTGCGGCGGCATCATTGATCGCCGGCAGTGGGAAATGGCCACCTGCCAGGGCCGCCTGCAGTGATCACCCGGTCGTCGGTCAGCGCCTGGTGGGTCGCCTGGAAGTGGGTGGCCATCCTAGCCGGCCTGCTGGCCATGTCGCTCTGGCTCAACGTCAGGCAGTACGGGGATCGCCGCGAGGCTGCAGCTGCGGCCCGCGCCGCCACCCTCGAAGACACGCTGGAGGTGACGGCAGGGATCACGCGCCAGGCTCAGACCGACAGCGCTGAACTGCTGCAGCGGCTCGAAGCGATCGCCGCACGCGGCGAGCGAACCAGAACCATCTACCGAGCAGCGGCTGCAGCGCAGCCGCTGCCAGCTAACTGCGCCCCGGGTCAGGCCCGGGTCGATGCCATCAACCAGGCCCTCGGGCCGACCAGCAGGACCGCGAAGTGACCCAGAAGCGCTCGATCGGACGGATCGTCCACTACACCCTGAGCGACACCGACGCGCTGCGCATCAACGCGCGCCGTACCGATGGACCGTCCATTCAGGAGCGGCTGCTCGACAACACCTGGCCAGTCGGTGCCCAGGCGCACGTCGGCAACAAGGCCTCCGCCGGCGACGTGCTGCCTGCCTTGATTGTGGCGGTCCAACCGAACGGCCAGGTCAACGCCCAGGTGTTCCTGGACGGTAATGACGTGCTGTGGGTCACCAGCCGCGACGAGGCCAGCGAAGAATCTTGCAGCCACCCCGGCCGGTGGCACTGGCCGCAGCGCTGAAGCCATGCGACTGCGCCACACCTTCGCGATCTCGGCATTGCTCCTGTTGGCCGGTTGCGCGCAGCACCTGCAGCGCGTGCCGGCGCAATGCGACGCAATGTGCTTCCGTCCGTGCGTCGATGCCGGCGAAGACACCGGCGTGCGTGTGACGGCCGATCCTGCTGCCGCTGACGCCTGGGACAACATCGGCGGGGACGTGGTCGGCCAGCTGGCCGACAAGCTCCGGACCTGCGAAGTGCGACGGAAGGCCTGCGAACAGTGTCTGCGCCGGCTCGGCGCCAAGAACGTAATCCAGCTTTGAGCGCCATCCCGGCGCCACAGGAGAGCAACATGCAGAACCAGCAAGCCGGTACAACCGCACTGGCGGAACCGCAGACCCCGATCGAATCCGCCGTGAAGGACCTGGCGCGGGCTCAGCGGGATCTGCACAGCGGGGTCGAGCAGCTGGCGCGCCGCCTCGCACCGGTGCTGGCGGAGACCAAGCCCGACTCTTCTGCGTCCAAGGGGCGCGCCGTCGGCGCATCGCCGCTTCTCGAAGAGCTGTTCCAGCAGCGGGACGCGGCCGAGGTCACCCTCGACATCATCAACATGCTGCACGCTCAGCTGACCCTGTGAGCCGGACGCCCGCCAGCTTCAGCCTCACGGTCGTGCGCGGCGCCACCTGGGAGGACGACTTCACCTACACCAACCCGGATGGGAGCCCGTTCGACCTGACCGGCTACCAGGCGCGGATGCAGGTGCGGACGCTGGCGGGCCAGTTCGGGCTGACCGAGGCGGACACCCTGGTCATGGAGCTCAGTACCTCGGCCGGTTCGCTGGTCATTGCCGATCCTGTGGACGGAGTGGTCTCGATCACCGTGCCAGCGGTGGCCACCGAGGTGCTGAACCCGGCGAACGCGCGCAAGGTGAAGCACTGCTACAGCCTGGAGCTGTTCAAGCCGGCAGGCGCGGATCCGGAGTACGTGATCCCGCTGGTGGCCGGCAAGGTCACTGTCCAGGGCGAGACGACACGCTGATGCCTGTGATCCGAGCCAGCGAGGGAGCAGCACGCGTGATCGTGGTTGAGCGCCGCGGCGCCGTCGCCATACACGATCCGCGCACGCCGGTCGTCACCACAGCCCGACCGACCCAGGTCGAGGCAATCCAGGAAGACACGCGGACGGTTGAGGTTGCAGCGCGCGGCGCGCAGGGCCCTGCAGGTCCGGCCGGCCGTGATGGAACGTCACCGGAAGCGACGTACCCGGTCGGAGAGCCAATCCATGGCCACCGCGTGGTCCGCCTGGACAACGGCAAGGCCTACCACCCAGACACTGCGGTGCTGGAGCACGCGCAGGCCTGTATCGGCCTCGCGTTGCAGTCGGCGACCACTGGCGACGTCACGGTGCGCCTGGCCGGCACGGTCGAGGAAGGCAGCTGGTCCTGGCAAGACGGCGCGGTGTGGTGTGGCGCCGACGGCGCACTGACGCAGAGCCCAGGCGCCTCTGGCTGGCTGCTGTGCGTGGGCCGAGCCCTCAACGCCACCACCTTGATGATCGACTTCGACACACCCATCGCACGGATCTGAACCCATGGCCGACAAGACCCTCCAGCTCAAGCAGAACATCCCCACCGAGGTCGAGGCCACGGTAGTCTCGTCCGGCGCTTCGAGCGCCGGCAAGATCCCGGCCCTAGGTCCTGATGGCCGATTTGACCCGAGCACGATGCCCGCTGGCATCGGTGCAGATACGAAGGTGCTGCCGGCCACCGAGATCCTGGCCGCCGGCGACTTTGTGAACATCTATGTCAATTCCACCACACCCAGCGTGCGCAAGGCGGATGCAAGCGCGGCCAGCGCTGGCAAGAAGGCTCATGGGTTCGTGCGCGAAGGAGTTGCACAAGGCGCGAATGCGACGGTGTACTTCGAGGGGCCGAACAGCTCTCTCTCCGGACTGACTGCAGGGGTCACCTATGTGCTGAGCCACACGACCCCCGGTGGCGTCCTGGCCCTTTCGGCGGGCACGGCCACTGCAGGGCACATTCTCCAGGAGGTGGGGGTGGCCACTGCGGCAGGCGAGATCAATGTCGAGCTCGGCCAGCCGGTGATGCGCGGCTGATATGGCGGCGCGGCGTCCACTGGTCCTCGATGCGAGCAACCGTATCGGGGAACTGCCTGCCGGCGACAGTCTGGTCGGCATGCCGGTTTACTTACGTATTGGCTTGCGTAGCGGCGCCACTGCCTCGCTGCCGCTGTCAACGGACTACAGGCTTGCCATCGGTCTGCAGGCCGGCGGCACGGCCTCTATCCAGGCGACGCTCACGTGACTGTGCGGATCCCGATTATCTTCAATCCCGCAACTGGCCGCCTGGAAGAACTGGGGTTGGCCGATACCATTGCCGGCACGGAGATCGAGGGGCTGATGGGGCGTAACCGCTTCATCAACGGAGACATGCGCATCTGGCAGCGTGGCGTCAGTTTCAGTGCGAGCGGAGGCGTAGGCAAGACCTACTGCACCGACCGATGGTTTATGGAGCGCAGCACCAGCACCATGACGTGCGTGAAACAGGATACGTCTACCGGTGATCGAGCCATTATCGGACCTGTTCCGAGTTACATGCGTGTGACTGTGGCGGCGAGCGCCGGCGCAAGCCATTACGCGCTGCTGGCGCAAGACGTAGAAGACGTGCTTACGTTTGCCGGACAGACCGTGGTTGTGTCCGGCTGGTTCCGCGCGCAATCGACCATGAACATCAACCTGGAGGCTATCCAGGTCACCAACGGCGGCAGCGGTAATCCTTCGTTCAAAACGGCGTCACAGCAGGTAACCACTACGTGGCAGTACCTGTCGTTCGTGCTCCCCATCGCTGCGTTTACTCAGGCTGTATTGGGCGGCTCGCGCCTGCGCCTGCGATTCTGGTTGTCCGGCGGTACTGACTGGGCCAGCTCTACCAACGTAGGCACGCAAAATGGGTGGTTTGACTTCGCGCAGCTGCAAGCGGAACAGGGCGTAATTGCCTCACCGTTCGAGCGTCGCTTCGACGGCCTAGAAATGCTGCTGTGCCAGCGATACTACGAAAAGAGCTACCGACTTGCAGACACGCCCGGCACTCCCACTCGGGATTGCTGCGTGCGCAGCGGATTGATGGGAAGTTTCTTTCTTAGCGTCGGTTCGATTTCCTACAAGGTAGCGAAACGAGACGTACCGGCCATTACTACCTACGCTGCGAGGAACGGCGTGGCCGGTCAGCTGTCTGAGGTCAATAATCAGGGCGTGTATGTCGCCAATAGGAGCTGCAACGCATCGTCCATCGGCGATCAGAGCTTTAACGTTGGAGGCGACGCGTACACTGCTGGCAGCAACGGCGAGTTTCACTGGACGGCTGACGCGGAGTTTTGACCGTGTACCAGCTAACTGAAGACCCTAACGTGCTTCGTTGCATTGAAACCGGCGCGTTCATTCCACGCGGTCACTGGTTGTGGCCGACTGAATGGCTGGAAGTCAACACGCCCACCCCGGTTCCGCAGCCATACGCGCTTTATTCGCCAGAGCATTACCGGGCGATCCGAGCTGCAGCGTGGAGCTGGATGGCCAAGTTCGTGCAGGAACGCCGCTACGACTCGATAGAGAGCTGCTGCAGCTACTTCGACAGCGGGGTGGAGCGCTACCGGCTCGAAGCACGCGCGATGGTGGCGTGGCGCGACGCTGTGAATCTGGCACTGGAGGCGTTGGTGGTCGACCCTCCGTCCAATATCGAGACCTGGGAGCAAGTTCGCCCGCTGCTGCCACAACCCTGCCAGTTCAACTGGCCGCCCAGCATAGAGCTCCCGCTCGGGGTAGGTGACGGCCCCGCGGTTCGACTTTGATCCAACCTGAGAGGAACCCAGCCAGTGGCCGGAAAGATTGACCCGGCGACGGGCCTGCAGGACCAGCAACGGCGGTTCGCGGACGAGTACTTGGTCGACTTCAATGGCACTGCCGCCTACATGCGCGCCGGCTACAAGGCCACCGGCGCAGCAGCCAGCGCCGCGGCAGCGAGGCTGCTGGCCAATCCCAAGGTGCAGGCCTACCTGGCTGGGAGGAAGGAAGAGCTGCTGGCGTCCCAGCAGGTCGACCAGCAAGCGGTGCTGGCTCGCTTGGCGTTCATGGCCCTGGGCGACATCCGCACCCTGTTCGACCAGCATGGCAACCTGAAGCCGATGAGCGAGCTCACTGTGGAAGAGGCCAGCTTGGTCCAAGGCGTGGAAGTGTTCGAAGAGTGGGAGGGACGAGGCGACGAGCGTCGCGCGGTCGGCCTGACCAAGAAGATCAAGCTGGTCAGCAGGCTCGATGCGGTGAAGACCCTGGGCACGCACTTCGGCATGTTCGCCAAGAAGGTTGAGCACACCGGCAAGAACGGTGGCCCGATCGAGAGCCAGACGCGGATCCTGGGCGATGTGATGGATCTCATCGACGGTTCTGATACCGGCCCCGGCCCAGCGACGTCGCGGAGCAAGTAGGCCGTGGAGGAACTGAGCGACCAGGACGCCAGCCGAATCATCGAGAAGCTGGGCGATCGGTGGTGGCGGCTGAACAACCTGTACTACATCACCGACAAGTTCGGTCGACGGGTGCAGTTCAAGCTGAATGAGGTGCAGGCAGATCTCGACGACAACCTGCACACGTTGAACCTGGCGCTGAAGTCGCGCCAGCACGGCATCACGACCTGGGCCTGCATCCGCGCCCTGGACATGGCGCTGTTCAAGAAGAACACCAAGGCCGGTGTGGTCGCCCACACCGCAGGCGACGCCGCGAAGTTCTTCCGCAGCAAGGTGCTGTATGCCTACGACAACCTGCCGGACTGGCTGAAGAAGATTCGGCCGGCAGTCCGTCGGGACATGCGCGACGGCGTGCTGGAACTGGCCAACGGCTCCAGCATCGAAGTCTCGGTATCCCACCGTGGTGGCACGCTGACGTTCCTGCATATCTCCGAGTACGGCCCCATGTGCGCCATGTACCCAGAGCGGGCGGGGGAGGTGGCCTCCGGCGCGCTCAACGCGATCGCCTCCGGCAACATCGTGGTGATCGAGTCGACCGCCTATGGCGCCGCCGGCGACTTCTACGAGCGCTGCCAGACGGCGATCGAGCTCGACCGGCAGATCCGAGCCGGCACGGCCAAGCTGACGGCGATGGACTACCGCTTCCACTTCTATCCGTGGTTCCGGGATCCCATCAACGAGCTCGATCCGGACGGTGTCACGCTCACCGCCGAGGACGAGGCCTACTTCGCCAAGGTCGAGGCGGAGATGAACTACACGCTGCGGCCTGTGCAGAAGGCCTGGTACGTCAAGAAGGCGGCCGAGCAGCGCGACAAGATGAAGCGGGAGCACCCTAGTACACCGGAAGAGGCCTTCCAGGCGAGCACTGAAGGTGCGTACTACGGCAAGGAAATGGCCGCCGCCGACAGCAGCGGGCGGATCACTGATCTTCCGATCAACCCGCAGGTGCCGATCCACACCTTCTGGGACATCGGGCGCAGCGATGCGACGAGCATCTGGTTCATGCAGGAGAACGGCCCCTGGTTGGACTTCGTCGACTTCTATGAGAACTCTGGCTTCGGCGTTGCGCACTACGCCAGGGTGCTGAAGGAGCGGGGCTACCTGTACGGCAAGCACTACTGGCCGCACGACGGTGCCAACGAGGACTGGTCAGCTAACGAGAACCGGGTGCAGGTCGCCGGCAAGCTCGGAGTCAAGCCGATTGTCGTGGTGCCCCGGATCAATGACATCACCGAGGGCATCGACATGGTCCGCAACATGCTGCCGCGCTGTCGCTTCGACAGGGTCCGTTGCGGTCCGCCAAAGGCGGGCGAGGGCCGAGGCGGGCTGGAGGCGCTGCGCCGCTACACCAAGGTCTGGAACGACAAGACCGAAACGTATTCCGACCTCCCATTCCACAACTGGGCCAGCAACCCCGCCGATGCGTTTCGGCAGGCGGCCCAGGGCTACGTCAGCAGCAGCGGCCGCCGTGTCGGCGAGTCGCGCGGCATGGCCAACGACAACTGGAGAACTGCATGAACGTTTCCCCGCGCGAGCGGAACAATCCCACCTCGGTCGAGCTGGTCGACCTGCTGTCGCTGTTGGTGGCCGCGGCCGATGAGGGGCAACTGGTAAGCGTTGCTTTCATGTTGCGATCGCCGGAAGGCGACACGATGGTCGACTACCGTGGCAGCCACGAGCTGAGCGAGCTCACCGCTCGGACCGTGCTACAGCGCATTGCCCAGGACGTTGCCAACACGCACCCGGCGATCGCCGCGCAGATCCAGGCGGACCTCGGCAGGAAGGCGAACTGACGTGGACGACCGTGACGTCGAACAGCTGGCGATCCACCTGCAGCAGGCCCGCGCCTACGCGCGCTACCTGCCAGGGGGAGAGAACCACGGCAGCCTGGTCGAGGACCACGTCCTGACTCCGGACCAGGCAACAGCGGCCGTAGTGGAAGAGCTGAATGCAGCGCTGGAGCTGCTGGGAGCCGAGGCATGAGCGCCGAGGTCGAGCTCGCCCCGGATGGCTTCGTGTGGTGTGGCAAGAAGGGGGATCTCACCCTCTATCTGACCCACATCGTGCGCGATGGCGACGACGACGCGGCTCTCTACATCCGCAACGAGAACCGCCGCGTCGAGGGTATCAACCCTGTAACCGGGATGATCGCCTACGGCAGCCCGGCCTATGTGGTGCCGTTCCGCGACTTCTGGATCTTCCGGCCGGAAGACAAGGACCGCGGCCGGCACCACCACATCGGCGACATGGTCGCCCGCCTGCAGAACGCCTCGGTCGCGCTCTACGGCCTGGACGTGCCGGCCTACCGTCACCGCGTCCACGACGCCATCCTTGAATTCTGCGAGGACGTGAAGAACCTGCGGCCGCCGGCAGAGCAGACGCGGGAGCAGTGGCTCGGTGAGATGGCCCGGATGGGGATCCAGATCAAGATCAACGGGCAGAAGGTGAACTGATGCAGACGATCGAGAACTTGCGCAGCGAGCCGGCCTACGACCCCGGCGCTGCTGACGTGGCCACCGCGGGGCCGCCGGACGTGGAAGGCCACCCACTGGACAGCCTGGAGAATCGCCGCCTTCACGCGAAGCTGCTGGACTACTGGTACACCGCCCTCGATGCGTTCTACGACAACCGCATCGAGCAGATGCTCGACTACGACTTCTATGACCACATCCAGTGGTCGGAGGAAGACCGCGCTGTCCTGGCAGCCCGGCACCAGGCGCCGCTGACCTACAACAAGATCAAGATGGCCATCGACTGGGTCATTGGCACGGAGCGACGCACCCGCATCGATGGCGTGGTGCACCCCCGCGCCGAGGACGACGTCGACATTGCCGCGGTGAAGTCGGAACTGATGAAATACCTCAGCGACACCAACCGCGTGCCCTGGGCGCGTAGCCAGGCCTTCAAGGACGCTGCGATTGCCGGGTGTGGCTGGACCGAGGAATCGATCCGGACCGACCGCGCGGACGAGCCGGTGATGGTTGGCCACATCCCCTGGCGGCAGATGCGCCGGGATCCGGTCAGCCGCGCATTGGACCTGAGTGACTGCCGCTTCCTGCTGCGAGAGAAGTTTGCCGACCTCGACTATGCGGAGGCGATGTTCCCAGATCGCATCGAGCTGGTGAACCGGGCGGCTCAGGACCACTACGACGGCGACAACGGCGCCTTCGACGAAGAGCTGGACCTGCCCCAGGTCTTCCGCCGCTACGACAGCCGCGGCCACACCGTGACGGGGCGTCGCATCACCGGCAGGGCGTCCCTGGACAGCCGGTGCCGCCTCCGGGTCCGTTTGATCGAGTGCTGGTTCAAGCGCCCAGTCGCGCACAAGCGGCTGTGGGGAGGCGAGTTCCGCGGCGACCGCTTCGACCCGAACAACGCCAAGCACCAGCTGGCTCTGGCGGCGATGAAGAGCCAGGCCGCGCCGGTCTACTCGCTGTCCGATGCCGTGGTCGAGGAAATGTGGTGCGCGATCTTCACCGAGGGCGGACTGCTGCAGCTCAAACGCAGCCCGTTCCGCCACGGGCGGTTCCCCTACACCCCGTACTGGTGCTATCGCCGCAACCGCGATGGCATGGAGTACGGCCTGGTTCGCGGCGTGCGCGACTCGCAGGAAGATCTGAACAAGCGCATGAGCAAGCTGCTGTGGGCGCTGAGCACCAACCAGCTGTTCTACGAGGAAGGTGCCATCGACGAGGATCGCGTCGACGAAGTGAAGCGCGAGATCGCCAAGCCCAATGGTGCCATCCCCCTGAAGAGTGGCGGTTTGGCTAGGATCAAGGTGGAGCGCAACCTCGATGTGGCCGAGGCTCAGATCAAGCTGCTGGAGCTGGACGCGGCGCACATCCATGACGGCTCCGGTGTGAATCGCGAGCTGCTGGGCCGCGAGACCAACGCGGCCAGCGGCCGGGCGATCTTGGCCAAGCAGCAGGAAGGTGCCGTGAGCACCGCGGAGCTGTTCGACAACTACCGCCTGGGCATCCAGCTCAGCGGCGAAAAGCAGCTGTCGCTCACCGAGCAGTTCATGACCGAGGAACGGCAGTTCCGCATCGTTGGCGAGCGCAAGGGCCTGGACTGGCGCGTGATCAACCAGCTGCGCCTGGACACGCTCAACAACGTCTGGGTTGTCGACAACGACATCAGTCGCAACCAGGCCGACTTCATTGTCGACCAGCAGGACTTCCGCGAATCGATGCGCCAGGCCTTCGCCGAGCAGTTCTTCGACATGCTGGGCAAGCTGCCACCGGAGATGTCCATCCAGCTGCTGGACCTGGCCTTCGACATGATCGATATGCCGGGTAAGGACGAGGTGGTGCAGCGCATCCGCAAAATCACCGGCCAGTCGGACAACGACCAGGACGTCGACAGCCCCGAGGCGCAGGAGCGTCAACAGCAGGAAGCCCAGGACCGTGAGGTCGCCCTGCGCGAGCGAATGGCCAAGGTCGGACTGGACGAGGCCAAGCGCGAAGAGATCATGGCCAAGGCCAAGGCTTTGCAGATCAAGACCAAGGGCGACGCGCTCAACGTTGCCGAGCTGATCGAGATCCTGCTCCCACTTGCTCCGGCGGCCGACCGCCTCCTGAGCACCCAACAGACCCCCGAGGAAACCGCTCATGCAGCAGCCTGACAACGCGGGCCAGCATTCGCTGGCCGCGAACGAACTGGAAATGACCGAGGGCGAGCGTGCGGCGCTGGCCAGTGCTGACGGTGCCGCCCCTGGCGATGGCGCCGCAGGAACCGGCGCCACCGATG